AAGTTCATATTAACTCCCTACGGCGCTTTTAGCACCTTCCTTGTCTTGTTTATGTTTAGGCAGTTTATATTCACCTTGCCCGTTTTCTTTTTTTCTTTCCTTAGCAGTTTTTGCTAAATCTTTTAAAAATCCCTTGTTGAAATCATCACCAAAATAATCTTTGTGTTTGATTTTTCCAGCTTCTTTGTATTGTCCGTCAGCTAATAATGCTTCACCGCTGGGTTCAGCAGCAGCTAATACCTGCTCTTCTTCTGATGGCTCACCGCTACCACGTACTCTAAAACAGCTTTCTGGAAGTCCTGTTTCTTTGATGTCGGCTGCGATCTCTGGAGCAGTGATCGGATATTCGCAGATGATTTCAAAAATGCTCACAGGCATGTTTGGATGATCTGGAAAATCCAAAGGTAATGCTTGAATTGGCGTTGTTTTAACTTTTTCAAAAGTCATAACCTTGCAACGATCTAATTTTTCTTTTAGATTCTTTTCAAAATTTTCAGGCAAATCGCCAGCGATTTTGATCTTAAAGTTGTAGACTTTTTTGTTTTCAACAAGATATTCTTTAAATGTCTTCATAGTAGTATTTAGTCCTTTTGACCCAATTTCTTAAGTAGTTCGTTGCGATCGGTGATCACATAGCCCTGGCCGTTGATAACATCATTAGGGTCTGCTCCGGAATCATTATCGATTTTTAATTTTTTAAGCTGTAGATCCACGGCTTTGAGTTTTTTATCAATTTTAGCAGTCTTAGCAGCGATAGCGTTCCCCATCATTGAGCTAGCTACTTCAAAAATACGGCCACTATATCGAACTTCTACATTCATACCTAGATCCATAAGATCGTCATAGGCCTGCTCCGCTTTAGTAGCTAAATGATCTAGCTCTTTGTCGTCTAGTTCGTTTAGTTCCTGTATCTGTGGCAGTCCTCTAGTAATTTCCTGCACAGCCTGTATTTGTTTTTCCAGTGTGTCTATTTCTTGATGCGTGGGTTTTTCAACCTGAGCTGTTTCTTCCACTGCTTCTGGTTTGGACTCTTCTAGATTAAACAGTTCTTCTAATTTTTTTGTCATACTATACTTATTTCCGTTTGCCGCCTTGATGGAAAATTTCGTTCTCGTTGATCACACGAAATCTCAATCCTTGCTGTTTACACCAAGCATTAGCAGCTTCCCATTTGGCCATATTTTTTACATACTGTTGTTGATTGTATTGACTTTTACCTACTTTTTCTATTAATGTGTGATTGCTGGGTTTCACTTCAACTACTTCGGCATTCTTGCTGCCTTTTTTATCATTGTAGACTATGAAAAAATCTGGAACATAGATAGTGTACTTGCCTGTGAGCGGATCTCTGTATGGAATCTGTATGCTTTCTGATGCCCACTTTTCTACTCCTGGGTGTTCATCCAACATACGCATAAAAACAAATTCCCATGAGCTGCGAGCTAATGGAGTTTTCTTTCCCACGTATTTGTCGGGATTTTTCATTTCAAATCGACCCTGTGCGAATTTGACCATTATGCTGCGATATTTCTAGATTGAGTGACTTTGACATTAGGAGTTCTAAATCCCAAAGTGCTGGTAGGAGTTCTGTTGTTGTTTAGTATTTCGCCGACTACTTGACTGAGACCAAGCCCATCAAACTGAGAAAGTCCTTGCAGAATCTGATATATAGGAGTTCCATCTAATTTGGCCTGTTTTAATAATACTGTTGAAACTACTAATGCTGCATCTTTTTCAAAACCGTTGCTTTCAAAAAAACTAACAGTGCTGGTGACATCGTTGGCATTAAACTCTAATGGTTCTTCGCCATATGTGCTGAAAAATAATTTTGTGCCTGCGCCACTGTCTTCAACTGCGACTGAAGGTAAATTTGTAGTTGCCATATTATGCTACATTTCCAGGACCAGCCGGAAAATCTCCTACCATAGATTTAGGTGCTGCTTTTGTGGTTTCGCTGTTAGTAGAACTTTTAGGAAATACTGCACCTACCACTCCGCCCACAGTACTTACTGCTGTAGCAATATTTGCTGGATTACTTAAAATATTGATTGCTTCTTGTTTGAGTCCTTCTTTGCTGAGACCTCTAAGATTCTTATATGTGTTAACTGATTTGATTGCTGTTCCTAAGAATCCGCCAAAACTTTCAAACGTTGATCCGTTGGCTAAGTCGCCAAAGATGCTTTCTAATCCATCTAAAACTCCGCCTGGGCCGGTTAGAGTTGCAACGCCGCCACCTGCTACAGACAATGGACTTGGTACTAGATCATAATGTAAAGTAGCAAATCCTTTAGGATTATTAATCGACACATTGCCTGCAGAATATTTTACTGCTTCATATTCTAGCGTCATTGTGCTTTCAAGAGTTTCGTTAGCTGAATAGTCTACAGATCCGTGATTCCATGCTTTAATTCTTGGATTAATTAATGTGTATCCTAAAAATCGTTTTCGACTCATTGTATAGATACTAACAGATTTAAAAAACCCTACAGAAATATTATTGTCCATACCATAACGGAAATTATCTAATGGTGTTTTAGTCGGGCGATATTTGTTATCATTATAGGCAGATACTGGTACTTGCCTATCAGCAATATAGTATCCATAGTAGATAGCCCATAGTGCATTTATGATGCCTGCATTATCATCGTGTAGTGTGATATTTACAGGTTCATAATTGATATTTTTATAAATGATACGTTTTCTGTTGTATTGATTTTTTACAACACTATCAAAACTATATTTTGGTAAGTCGGCGGTCTTAACTAACATGCCAACTTCGTCGCCATGTCTGGCAGTAAATGATGGTGCTTTGTGTGCAGTCTTATCTATTTCGAATCTAACATAATAGTTAAATTTTGTACGAGGCGATAATCGATAGGTGTCGTCGATGAATAGTCGAGTGGCATGCTGCCAGTTAGAAACTATACCTTTGGGATTAGTTAATCCGGTACCGACACCAGTGAGAAAACGTGTAAATTTATTGGCCATACTAATATTTATGTCACAAAAAAACCCGAATTAATCGGGTTCTTTTGAATCTAACTGCGACTATTAGCCTTGTGTGCCTAATGCGCCTGTTACTGCTTGGGTAGCAACTTGACGTCCTACTGCTGCACCAATACCACCTTCTAGGCTGGTAGCAGACTTGTCTGCACCCCATTGTTCCATGTTATCGAAACGTATGCTTAATGCTACTGTGGCTTCCTCGTTAGTACCATATGCTAATTCACCGTAGTCTGCATTCTGTACAAAGCAACCATATAAACTGATTGTTTCAAGGATTTTTGGTGCTAGGTTAGCATTCCCGCCATCCAGAACTTCGATACGTGTTGTGAATTTATAGTCAATACCAGAACGTGCAGATGCTTGTTCTAGGAAGTCGAATTGTTTCTGTATCTGCTGACCAACGAGTTTTTGTACTTCGCCGCTGGCATCGTCGCGCAATGTCAATGTAACCATTTCAAAGCTGTGTTTACCGGCTAGGTAAACTTTTGAGTTGTAGACATCTAGCGTGATTTCCTCAAAAGAAACTTTTGGTCTAGTTACGTCTTTGACCTGTTTAGTGAGCTCTGTGGCTGCTGCAACACCAAAACCCAGAAGAGTCACTCTGTAGCGATACTTTAATTTCGGCATCAGCAGTACTTGCGTACCGCCGTTTGTTGGAACTGATAAATTATTTAATGATGTAATTGCCATTTTTAAATCTCTCCTGTGTTCTTGACACGCAATGGAATGTAAATGAACTCAACGGCTTTGACTGGTTCGATAGCAATATCTACCCAAAGCTCATTGCGATCAACCCTTGCTGGTGTGTTGTTGGTTTCATCACATACAACCGCAAAGTCATACAATGCTCTTAAACCCACTAACTCAAGCAACAGGCTGTCAACGGCCTGTTTGATTTCGTCTCTGGTAATCTTATCATTAGGTTCAAAGATATATGGACGAGCCAGTTTATTCAACTGACTGCGTAGATAAACTGTTAAACGTGCCACGTTGATTCTATCTAACGCACTTGCATTTCTTGCGCGAGTCTTTTGACCAAAGTTAATTAAACCAACACCGTTAAAGAATGTGATTGGATTAATTTTTTGATCGTATAATGTATCACGTTGACCTTCGTTCAATGCCACAGTTTGGAATTCTCCTGTTGCGCCATCAATGTAACCTACTGATGTTGCATTAGTGATTCCGCCACGTCTTGTACCTGCTGGTGCAAACCATGGATAACTTGCATTATCACTTAGAGCGATTGTTTTCAGCATCATGTGTGTTGCTGGAACAACTGCATTTGAACCACCTAAATCTGTTGTGAATCCACTTGGATAGAACACAGCTAGATATTCGTCATAGGTAACAATACCGTCGTCATTGTTGTCTGTTACTAGTTCTGCATTAGAACCGTAGTTGGTTAATGAAGTAGCATCGCTTGGCAAGCGTAGTGGTGTATCACCAATAACAAACGCTGTGACACCACGATCGATGTTCAAATTAACTAGGTTGCTCATTAGCTCAGGATATCCTGGGCAAGCAATTACATTAAAGTTACGACGTTCTTCATCACGTATTTCTTGACTTGTATCAACAGCACTCTTCAACGCTGCAACAATTACTGCTCGTTGTGCTTTGCGCAAGAATGTGCCAGATCCGTCTTCGTTGTTTGGCGAAGCTGTAACCCAACGATCTTTTTCTGTGTAACCACTCATAGATTCTGCAGTAACCACAGCATTACCTAGAGGTGAATTTGTAGAATCGAATCTTTCATTGTCTTTGGTTTGATCTATGTAGTTTACTTCGTATCTCTTGACATTACCATCAGATCTACGAGTGTTCCATAACAACATTCCTTTTGGATACAGTGCTGGGTCTGGAGCATCTGGATCTAAGTAATTGCTTGATAGCAATGCTTGGATAGTTGCTGCTGTGTTACCAGTAGCACCAGTTTTACCCCAACGTGCATCAGCAAATAAAATTCCTGACTCTGTGGTTTGATCGGTTTTGTCAATCAATTCCCATTTTTCGCTTGCAGGAACACCTTGGATGTTGCTGTTATAGCGATAGACTGTTGGGAAGTTTTCTAGATCTGCGGTTGAGATCCATAAATCGTTATTGACAAATGTTACACCGCCTGTGTAAGGATTTGATGCAGAAACTGTAGGTCCTGTTGCCTTTGTGCTGGCAAATTCATCTAGATAACCAACCCATGTATTACCATTATGTACCATGATGTCAATTTCGTTCACTGAAGAATTATACCATAGTTGACCATCTGACGGATCGTTGCTTGGGGAAGATGCTGAAGCTAAGAAATCCGTAGCTGCTAGAGGTCTCCATCCTGAAGCCACATAGTTCTCAGATGAATTTGCTGGTAGTGTATAAAAATTAGCTGTGCCAGTAAGGGCATCAATATTGAATGGTGCAAACAGTGTTGTTAACGCAGTTAAACTAGCACCGGTAGCTGAAAAACGAATTTCACCACCCTGTGAATGTTCAATCACTAATTCGTTATCTTCAGTAACACTAGCTTCGATGTAACTAGGAATTTCAACTGGATTTGCTGGATCTGAATTATCGAAACCAAAGTTTGCAATAGCATTAATAGCGTCTGCAATTTCTCTAGGTGCGTTTGATACTGCAGGTGATCCGCTGCTTGTAGTTGTGAATGTAATAGTTTTTGATACTAATGCAACACTACCTGGAATTGATTGTTTCAAAGTCCAAGTCAAACTGCCGTTAGCTACTTCAGTTGTGGTAATTGCCTGTGAAGTGATTTTAGTTGTACCATTTACGGCATTCGCTCTGCTCCAAATACGGAACGTTGCTGTTTCTGGACTTGCATCGTATAGACTGTCTTCTTCTGCATTTGTTTGTACAAATAGTTCACCTCGTCCAATATTAGCACCGCCACCTGAACGATCTAGATAGTATAGTGCTGAATGTCCTGAAGCATAAATTGGTGCGTTTACAGTGACCCATGTTTCTGTAGCTGAATTCCATTTCTTAACAATCCAACGAGCACCGCTGTTTGGTTCTGTGGTCTTGATCCATATAGATCCTGTTGGACGACCGTTAGCCAATGTGCCTGTACCGTCGTCATCATTGTCACCAATCTTAAATGCTGGAACTGACGTGTGTGGTGCCTGTGCAAGACGAGGACCATGATATGTTGATCCAGATGTTATACCAAAAATCGTTGTGACATTAATAGTACCACTAGTAACAGTGATAGAATTGGCATTAGATGAATCACCGTCGGTGTCAGTGGCGCCGTTTGAATATAGGTATAATCTGTTATTGACTACATTAGCGGTTACACCTGTAAGCGATAATCCGTTGATTGTAGTAGCTAACGTTGTTAATGTAGGAGTTCCGCTGACATTAACAGTAGTTCCGTTAATCACAAAATTTCCATCTGCAACTGTACTTGTGATTGCCACAGTTCCTTTCACTGTAGGCCAACTCGCTGCCCATGCTTGGCTTCCTAGTTTAACCCAAGTTCCTGCTGCTACTGCTGTGCCACCACCTGCAATGTTGCCGTTACCTGGTGATTTGTAATAGATCCTTGCATATTCTTTATTAGCATCGAATGTCCCAGATCCGTCTACAGTTTCTACCACTACTGCATAATCGCCTGTGGCACCAAAAGAAGTTTTTGGAGCTCCACTGGTAATGTTGTCTACATCGTCGTCTGTTAATACTGCTGGAATCTTAGTTGTGAACTTTTGTCCACCAACTACTGTGGCTGAAGAACCGTTCCATTCTTGGATACCCCAAGCTGTAGAACGTGTATCTAACCACCATTGTCCGTCGTCTGGTAATGCTCCCGGGGCTGATGCTGATGCTTCTAATTCGGTTAAATCTACGTCAGCCCTGACAATAAATGCTGCGTTGCTTACTCCTAGCAAACTGTAAGCTGCTAGAAGACCGTATTCGTTTCGTTCGCCACCATGTACTGGATTTGAACTCGCTGTCTTTTCAAAGAAAGGTACACCATAAAAATCTACTAGATCTTTTTGGCTTGTCATTTTAAATGCTTTTCCAGCATTTGCTTTAGTTGTTGCAGTAGCAGTACCTGTGCCTGCTGCATTTGTCT